AATTGCCCAGTCACCTTTAATAGAAGGGGCATAAAGTTCCATCGATTGTGCCTTACCATAAATTTCACTGGCTTCGCCATAAAGGGCAGTGAACAATAAAACATCTGCTGTTGCATAGGTTCTAGTAACACCATCATCGTCAGTATGTTCTTCCCATGCAAAATTACAGTTCTCTGGAACGATACCATAAATTCGCCCTAAATCACGTCTAGTGCCGTGGTCAGTATAATCTTTTTCTTCTTGTTCATATATACCCTTTACTGGAGTGTATGGAAGAGTCGCAACGAGTTTATCAGCGAACTCATCGGTGATATAAGCGCCATTGCGATTTCCATATTTATAAAAGATTCTGACACGACCTTTAGAAAGGACTTCAGTGAATTTTTCGATTCGATCAATGGAGACTTCAAACAGTTGCAAAGATTCCATTATTCACCTTGCCTCCCAATAGACTCTTGATTAGCCTCAGTCTTCGGTGATAAGTCTTCAGCGTCCTTTTCGGGCGCTCCAACTTCACCTTCACTATCAGAAGACTGAGTGTATGACGTTTGTAACGGAATTAACTGTTCCCTTAAACCTAATAAATCATTCTCTAATGACTTAAGGTCATTCAATTCGGTTTGATTAATGTCCATTGCTAATGCTGGAAGTAAGAAGCTATATCCAGAGTTAGCCAACTGCAAGGATTCCTCTTGGAACTCTTTCTGATTGTAATATGATAACGGAAGGATTTTGAAAGTAAAAGACATTCCATTGTTACCAAACAATCTATTAAGGACAATACTCATAAACTTAGAATACTTATCGGCTAAGGTCATCATCATTGATAAATCTTTTCTTAAAGACGTTTCCAATGTTAAATTACTGCGCGCCGCAAAAATTTCACTGCTAGTCCCTGAATTATAATAAATATTATTCAACATACGCTCTAGCGTGTTCGTTGCGGTTTCGGCCGAGTTCCTTGCAACAATTGCGTCAACATCTGCATAAGTTGTTAAAACACTAACATGAGGATTACCCTTCATCATGTTAACAGATGCCTGATGCATCGCTGCAGCTTCATCCGGTTCAAAAAGCAAAATGCCGTCATTCAAATGAGGAATGTGCTGCACAATAATTTTATTAATTTCGTCCTCGTCACGTTCTTTTTCTGTATCGACTGTATCATCATAGTCGAGAATCTCGGGAATGATATTCAAAAAGTATGGGTGTCCATCCATAAAGACAAAGCAAATACCAAACTCGCCTGGGATAATGACCCAACTACTAATCTTTCCCTTTTTATATCTATTGTAAGCACTTGAAATAAATCTTGGATAAGCGGAGAGTGCTTCCTTCCGCATTTCATTATCGAGAATAGAGTCGAAGTAAGTTAAGTTAAATTCGATAATGTCATTGTTATTCAAGTCTTTATATCGTGTGCGACAATATGCAGTAGGTAATGTAATCACCTGAAAGTTATCTTTATCCAAGCGACCAAAGATCCCATAATAGGTTCCATCTATAAGTGCGCGCTGACTCCACTGAATAAATAAATCACGAAAATTAATTTTAGACAAATACTTCATTACAGAATAATAACGACGCTGATTTGCACGATTCTTTAATGATTGACTAGCACCTACATTGGGAATAATTACATATTGATATTTTAATAAAGTACAATAGTAATTAATAATGTTTCTATAAAAGCCACCACGCTGATAAAAACGACGAGACAGCACAATCTGTTGCTCAATCGTTCCATTTGCCATAATATCTTCAATATCTTCTTTGGTATAATCAAAGTTTCTTTCATACCAGTACTTAGTTCTACTATAACCAAGTCCAAGATCAATTCCTTCTTTTGGAAGTCTATCGAAATTCTTTTTATATAATGTTAACCACTCAGGACTACGATCCATTTAAATTATGCACCCCCTGTAAAGAATACCAAGCGACGCACTCCGCCACTATTTCGTTTTATTTTCTTTAATGCTGCTTCTTCGAGTTCCTTAATGCGCCACAAACCATATGCAAATGACATATACTTATCATCGGGGAAACGACTGTTAATCTGTTCAAGTACAATATCAGTACCGACGCCAGTTCGTTTTAATCTCAAGTTAGACATTTCTTCAAAAAGACGAGTAGTCATTTCATGTGGCATTAATCGTTTTACACGATCTTCAGTAGACATTTTCTGACCAATCTTTGTAGACAAAAGAGCACTTTTTGCTTCCTGTTCCTTAATCAAGAAACGGCAGCCGCCACTAGATATTTTAGAAAAAGCATTGCCATGAATCTTTGATTTCAAAGGACCATTTGCCTTAATACCATAAAGACACATAATGGCGCTGGAAGGTTGAATCTTTTTATATTCATCATCATTGATAAACCCATAAGGTGGATAAATAGTCCCATCAATATCAACCTGCGGTTTAATCATTTCATCCGCAAGTCCAATACCTAAACCATTGGTATCAATGACGATTTCTTTTGGATTAAAACGCGCCGCAATTTTCTTAATATCAAGCGCCTGTTGTTCAAATCGTTTTGCTTCACTGTTTAATCCAATGACATAAAGATTAACCAAAGTGCATAAGTAACGATTCTGTTTTATAGTAACTCTAAAGACACAAATAACCGTTTGGTCATTTAATCTGCCTACGTCTACTGACATTAAGTAGAACTGATCGGAATTTGGTCTAGAAATTGCATGAGTTTCGGGATTTTTTAACTTACGATACTTAGTAAGTTTATCGTAGTTAAACCAAGACTCAGAACTAGAACCACTCCAAATACTTCCATACTCTCTTGCGAACGACTCTTCATCATAAGAAGGAGACATACGCAATTGATTGATGTATGTCTTATCTAAAAGTCCGTGCATAACGGGAATGCGCCAATCGCATCCAAAGCTAAAGCTGTGCTTGGGGTCAATAATCGCATTTTCAAATACATCAAGAAGCAAATCGTATGCAAACGAGGTTTTAACGCCCGCAGATGTCATAAAAATTCTTTGCTGATTAGGTTCGTTAACATTTACAGTATTATCCGGTAAACGACGTGAAACGTTAAGTAAGGGAAGAACAATTTCATTAATTGGCTGTTCTTCGTGGTCACGCGTTTCATCAATCAGACCGCCATGCCGTCTACCACCACGAGTTGAGTCCAAGGCGCCAACAACGTCAAACTGTGAGCCATTCCTGAATTTTAAAGTAACATAATCCTTACCAAAATTCCCAGGCATGTCACTAATATCACCGCCAATAACCTCTTTTCTAAGTAGAGGCCAATGGTCATAAATCTCAGCGATCTTTTCTCGCGCAATCTGCGCAGACTGGTTTTTATTAGGAGCACAAATAAATCGTTTAGTCCCTGGCAAGAAAATACATTGTAGAATCAAACCTAAAATTGTAATGAAAGATTTCGAGAAAGCACGCGGCGCCGTTATATAAACATCCTTGTAACGCATCAACGCGCGCAATACGATTCTTTGATAGAAAAACAATTTAAACTCCGAATCTTCAGGGGTAATCAAGTCTAAATACAAGTCAGGATAACTAGTGAAATAATTAGCTAAGTCTTCCAAATGTTTAAAATTCTTTAAAAGATATTCCTCATTAAGAATAATACCTTTCTCAATAGGTATTCCGTCTTTTTCGCCAACGTTAAAGCGCACATTGTCCATCTGCAACTTTTTATCCATTATCTGAAGTTTAGTTGCCACGGTCATCACCTACTGTTGCATCAAACTCACCATCATCATCGTCAAACAAATCTTCATAGCCATCATTCTCATAGTTATCCAAGTCATAGGTTCTTTGAGTGTCATAATAATCTTCGGCTTCTCGCGCCGTTTTAAGAGCCTCAATTCTTCGAGTAATCTCTTCACTAATTCCAGGCTCATTAGTATAAAGTCTTTGATTAAACATCTGAATATTCTTCATAGTCTCATCAACTTCATCTCTAGTAGAACCATCATAATAAGGGTTCTTCCAACCCTTTTTCTCCATCCATTTAATAAGTTCTCCCATAGTATCAAAGTCATTCAAATTCTTAACATTCTTAGGAGTAAATTCACCAGCCTTAACCAATTTATCATAAGACGACAAAAGTTTGTCAAAGTCCATTCCATTACTAATTCTTTGGTCAATCTCATAAGAAACCTTACAAATCTTTAATGCTTGGTCCATCTGTAAGGCGCCATTAACATTTTGAGTAGATAAAAGACCGTCGCGCAAATTCTCTAAATAATCCAAAGCTTCATCATCATATTGCGGTCCAAAGTCAAAGCGCAATTTCGCGTAATGCTCTTCCCGCAACTCCGGCAATTCCGTCTCCAGCTTTTTGGCATCGCGCAATTCTTTATATCTCTTATAATAGTCATCCCAGCCTATGTCACTATACTCCTCTTTCCTAAAAATATTAGCATACCTAACAAAAGCATTGTCGCCAGCTGCGTGGCGAGCTTTTTCCCATTCAGCCGGCACAAAAGGAATATCAGCGCACTGACACAACTTATCAACTGCGCCCCAAGAGTAATCCGATAATGCCAAATAATCATTAAGGCAGTCGGCGCAAAGTGGCAAGTAACCGCCAGGATATAAAGGCGACTTAGTGCGCGCAAACCT